TCGCAGGAGCGATTTCTACTACATGGGCTTGCACTTGTTGACCCACATTTAATTCTCCACACTGGAAAGATGTACTAAGTGCGTTGGAGGTAAACGGATTTCTATGAAGATGGCAGATTTCGAGAAGCCAGTAAAAATATTCCCGGCCTTCCGGTGTTGCCATAGATTTGCTTACGAATTGATCGAGGCGGAGTTTCTTTTCCTTCTCCACCGCTTTGAGTTTATTGAACCTTACTTGATCTTGTTTTTCGTCGTATGCCATTCTCGCACCATATACTACTTTTAAGTGACTTGCAAGGGCCATATCTTACGCTGAAAGCATAGCGTCAAGAGCCGACCCACCTCCGCCTACTTGCGTTTCGGAAAGAAGTTTTGCAGCCGGTGCCGCCACGGAGCCAGCAGCAAGCATCTTTTCGGCTTGTGCTTCTTCCGCCCGCGCCCGGCGAGTTTCTGTAATAGACTCAAGTGAATTAACACCACTCGCTTTAACACCAATATCACGCGCGTAATTTATAAGCAACTCATCCCAATTAGGAACATCGAGGGCTCCGGCGTAAACACCAGAAATATTACCGACAAGCTGCATAAAGCGTTCAATCGGCGCAACTCCCACGGCGGACTGTGCCGCAGACAGGATTGAAACATATTGAATTTCAAGCTGCGCATCGCCGATGCTTTGAGGTGGTTCTGGCAAAAGACCTGCCCGACCCATAATCGCGTAAGTTCTATTGATACCGGGGTTAAGGGCCTCGTTCTGGAACCGTTCAAGAACGGGACCGAGTTGAACCAGCTTTTCCTCACGCCGCGCATCTATCTCAGTTGCGGACCTTACGGTCTCGAGCTGAGAAATCATCTTAAACAAATCGTTGTAGAAAGTTTCACGAATACGACCTTGAACATCACGAATATCCATCGTGAGTTCACCGATGGGCGGTTGAACAGTATAAGCTGGTTTCATTCCGATTGAATTGATACCAGCTACAAAAGTTATTCCACCGGGAAGCGGCGCTGTCGGACGGTGTTGAAGTTGAATATCCGCTACCATCGGAGGACGCACCATGTAATCGAGTGACTGTCCCTTGCGCTTTGTTTCGTGCTGAAGCTGAATAACATCGCCAAGTGCATCGAGGCCCGGAGCCGTTCCATAAGCGTCATTACCCGTAAGTTCCCAACGAGGAAAGATACCGGGGAGTTCGTTAAAACCTTTAATCCCGAGGGCGCGCGTTTTTTCCTGAGAGGTCGTTTCCCAATAACATTCAATGAATTTGAACTTTTTTGATACCTTGTAATCCCCCGTATTTGGTTGAATAAGGTGAGTTATTTCAATATCATCTTCAAGCGCTCCGTCCCGTTTGTCAATCTTCATACGAACATGGTCAGAGCAATTTTCCCTTCCCCAACGAGACTCAAGTTGGTGAACTTTTAACTTAAACTCCCGCGCGAAAATACTGACTTCCATTCGGTCAGACTGGCCGAGATAGTATTCTCCGAGGGCGTTATTGTAGCATCGAATAACGGACTCAAAATCTTCATAAATCAACATAGAAGCTGTACCGAAGAACACGAGGTCGAGGTACATAACGGCCATCGCGTTGTAGAAGTTGCTTTCTTGAAAAACAAGCATCATTCGACGTTCGACCTCATCAAGCCATGCACGGGCTTCAAGGTCAACGTCGTCACCGTAATTTGCAAGACGAAGCTTGAACCACGGACGTGACGGAGAGGTAATTCCGTTCATCATACCTGCTGCAAGTACCCGTCCTGCGTTAGTGCCGGTCCCATCAAGGATGGTTCCGCTTTTAGTTAGATACCTCGAGCGCTCATCACCAGACATAAGCCAGATGTAGCGTTTCGGGATATAAAACTCCGCGATCTCCCGCCAAGATTGCCACCACGGAAGCCGATCACGCCTCAACGCGGTAAGCCGTGAGACATGCTTCCTATGAAGTTCTTCCGTGATATTCATAATTTAGCCTCCGAGGAGATTACGTTTCGCAACGTTAGCACTTTTCACGAGGCCCCCGGCTCCACCAGCATTGGAAATAAGGGATTTATAAGAAGTTGCTGTGCTATCAACCGGAGCCAAATTCCTTTGGTCGTTAGCACTGATCGGTGTTGGCGGGGGCTTGGGCTTTTTGACTTTGGGCATCATGCTAATACGCGCTCTCTCTCATAGGGGTTATAGTCAACAGGGGAATGAAGTTTAACATAGTCTTCTCGCTGCTCGCGAGTCTCTGGAAAGTAAATATCGTAAGCGAAGGTGCAAGCGAGGGCGTCCGCAACATTCGGAGACTTAATTCCGCGTGAACGCATCACTTTTTTGGACTCAAGCTGAATAGCCTCTGCATTATTCAAACCATAAGTTGGTCCTGTAAGTTCATCGACGAAGGTTATTTCAACGCCCGGAATTTTATTTGGGATGCTACCGAATTTTAACCAGCTCCGCAGCCGGCCCCAAATTTCCGCCCGCTTGTTTGCGTACTTAGCTCCGTCATTAACGTCTCCGCCATCAGCACCTGAACCAAAATCTACATCCATCGTGGGGATTTGAAGCATACGAAGTCTATCAGCTACGCCGCCGCCTACACCGCCCGAGTCAACCATGACCATTGCCGCGCGGATACGGAGAAAAGTTGCTGCAACTCTGGCAGCCGTTTGCATAGTATCAGTACCGTAGAGAACCTCGAGTCCCAAGGTAATGGCATCCCTTCCTTTACGAGGGTAGATAATTGAGGGATCGTCGCCAAATCTACCAACGTCCACCCCGATGATAATCGGATCACCTGAAGGTAAAGGCGCGGTGCGAAGTGTGGCTTCCAAAGCAAGTTCAAAGGGGATGAAACTTGTGGCATCAACCCGAGGGAAAACGCCTCTGACGCGCACACGTACAAAATCGCTGTCTTCTCCATAGTCTTTAATCCAGGCGTTTATTTGATCTTTGTCCGTAAGCGTAACTTCACGCGAGTCTACTGCGCGTGAAAGCCAACGATGAGCAAACTTGCCGTGAGCAAAACACTCACGGAACCGGCCTTTATTGCGTGTGGGGTTTCCGAAAACAGCCCAAATAATTTGAGTACCTTTGTCTGTCAAGGCACCCTCAGTTGTTTCCCAAATTATATCGGGAATGGCGGAAGCCTCATCCATAAGAACCAGAATGCGTTTACCTTGGTTATGCAATCCGGCGAAGGCTTCTTGATTGCGTTCCGACCAAGGCACCATGTCGATACGCCAGGTGTTTTCATGGGCGGGGTCCGCGGATTTAAGACTTGTTGCATTCAGCTCGAAAAGAGTTTTTGCAATGAAAAGCCGATACCATTTTGCAAGTTCTACCCAAGTTTTAGTTTTGAGCTGGTTTTCGGTGTTAGCGGTAACAACGCCCTTAGTGTCAGTAAATGTACTGATAGCCCAAAGAATGATCCAACTGACGAGAGCGCTTTTCCCCACTCCGTGGCCAGAGGTGGTTGCGAGCTGAACGGCTTTGGCGAAGTCGATAGTACCTTTGCCGAGATCAATGAGTACGCCCCGTTGCCAATCTTCCGGACCTGTTTCATGTTCGAGTTCTCCCGGCTCACCCCAAGGAAAAGCCCAGATCACAAACCCGAGGGGGTCTGAACTGAATTGAGCCAAATCCTCAACGAAGTCTGTCACTGTTTGACCTCAACGTAATCAATGGTTTCGATTACAGGGGCAACAATAACTGCTGCTCGCTCGGTGGCAAGTCTTTTTCTTGCTGCTTCGAGTCGGTTTCCAACATCGACATTAAGGTTGATATTTGTGTTTGAAGTTTGAGGTCCGTTGCCGGAGCGATCAGTGACGAATTTTGCAAGTTCAAGTTTTTGTCCAAGGGATGCCTTCTCCATAAGTTCATCGTTTTCCATGTGTTCTTGAATAATATGAAGCGCATCGACACTCATACCGGCAAGCATTTCGGTAGCTGTTTTGAATTGAATATCGCGTTCCTCGCCGTAAATTTTCATCAGCTCTATAAACGCCGGATCGGTTTTAAGAATTGAAACGTAGGTGGCGGCGTAACCGCAAATCAACGCGGCATCCCAGTCAGATTTTCCCGCCGCAAGTAAACGAGCCAGATTTTTATGACGATCAGACAAACGTTTAATGGAAGGGAGCGGTTTTTGCACCCCTCGCTCCACGTTGAGTTTGTTTATATCTTCTGAGGTCAATTCTCTCCCGACAGCATAAACCAACTTTTTGGATGCTCTACCGATTGGCGGGCGGGTTAATTCGAGGTTGAAATCCATATCCATTTGCTTATACTATTTTCCTTCGAATGTCAATATGTATGTGATCCGAGAGACCATAGCCATATAAGGAACTCGCACCAAGCCATCCTCTCCGTTATTCAACATCAATAACCTTTTCTTATTCTTGACGCCGTGACCTGACGCCAGAATTGAATTTTAGAACCTCGCGGGCGGGAATAAATATCGCGAATATCTCCGGTACCTGGAGGTGTGTCCTGCGGCGGACCCGGTATAATAACAACCGCACCTGTAATCCAGAGGGCTACAAGCGGGGTTGCTGCGATTGGGGAAAGACCGAGCATTGTAAAATTATACCTTTTCGCA